TAAACGCACCCCACACAATAAAGGCAATAACAAAGGCCGCAACAATAAATGCTTCAGCCCAGTCCCGCATGGTCAGGTTATCCCAGAAGCAGGAGTTTCTTCAGGCGCAGCAGGTAGTTTTGCGGCATCCTGAATTGCTTGAATCAATTGATAGACCTCTTGGTATGGACGTGAGCCTAAGTACCCCAAGATTTGGTTTGCGGTTTCAATAGGAAGCTGTAATGTCATGCCAATACCTTGTTCATAGTTTCTTGCGTAATGTCGCCAGAGTCAACCAGCATCTGCAAGACTGGGGCAATCATTTCAAGGGTTTGTGCGCTTGCCATTTCGATTTTGGCAGTCTTGATAATTTTTGAATCATCATTGTCCCATTTCACGCGCTCAAGCAAACTCATTGCAGAGCGAATGTCTGATGCTGTCCATAGCTTTGGAAGTGCAGGCATTTCCGCTTGCTCAATATGTACAACAGCAGGGTTTGTCCATTTATCAAGAACAAAAGTTGCTCCCATTTGAATGTGGTCTTCTACTTGTGTGTTGTAAAAAGCCGCAATTTGAGGTGTGTAGTGTTCTGCGGGGTTACCGGGGCAAACATCACGAACTTGTCCGTTTTCAATCCATGCGTATTTCATTTTTAACCTTTCCAGAAAACCATTACACAACCAGCGCCACCATTGCCTCCAATGACAGGCGAATTATTAGGATCACCTTGACTTGCGCCGCCGCCGCCGCCGCCGCCCACACCTCCTTTGCCCCCCAAGAGAAGATTAGCGTTACCACCCGAATAAGTACCACCGCCGCCGCCGCCAAACCCACCGGCACCGCCAAACATTCTGCCACTAGAAGAGTCACTGTGTGCGGCTCCACCGCCACCACCTGTACCACCAGCTCCAGCGAGACAAAATACGCTACTAGAACCCGTATACGCGGCTCCGCCTCCGCTACCGGGGCCGCCATTACCAGCCGTAAACCAACTTGCATACCCATAAAACCCATAACCACCAGTGCCTTTTAAAGAGCAATTTACGATGTCAAAATATGACTCTGGTTCATATGCTTTGGTTTGCGCGGCGACTGTTGTTGTTGGGGGGGCGGCGCTATTACCAATAGTAATAGTTCCAAAGTAATCTCCCCCACCGCCCTTATACCCCATACCCCCGCCTTGAGCATTAGTGTTTTGACCTATATAAAAGTTTTGATAGCTTGCACTAAACGTTACTTGAGGATAACCGTGTGAACCGCCACCACCACCAGCAGGGCCGTCAAAAGCATCAAATAGACCACCGCCTCCAGTAGCGACATTAGTTGTGCCAATGGCGGCACCGTTAGAGACATTACCCAAAAAATTATTACCACCGCCGTTACCAACCCAGCCGCCACCACCAGTGCCTTTTACATCAATAAAGCCAGCGGAATTAGAAAAACCGCCACGACCGCCAGTGCCGTAAGGTGAGCCAGAACCACCGCCGCCACCACCTCTACAGTTAGTGCCGCCTGCTGTTGCCGCATCACCTCCGCGACCGCCGTCATAAGTTACAGCCCAAGCCGCGCCTGATGAACTTCCAGCGCCACCAGCGCCACCAGTTGTACTAGTTGCCGCCGCCAATCCACCACCCGTAGCAGTTAAGAAAGTGCTGAACGAAGAAGTACCTCCCGCCGTTGCTGCTCTAACGCTAACTTGCAGGTTTCCAACACCGCCAGCGCCGATAGTTACTGTGTAGCCCGTGCCGGGGGTCACATTAACCAACCCCATTGCAAAACCGCCACCGCCACCGCCACCAGCCGCTTGACTAGCGCCAGTAGCACTAGCGGCACCAGCGCCACCACCCCCGCCACCCCACACAAGAACCATGACCTGAGTGATGCCGGGCGGCGCAGTGAACGTACCGCTTGCAAAGAAAGGCTGAACAGCGTTGAACCGTTGAGCCAGAGGTTGGAAGTTGCTTAAATTGCTCATTAGATTACTCTCCAAGTAGAACCGTTGTAAACGAAAGTTGTTGCCGCGCCATTAACATCCAGCGTCATGTCTTCAGCCGCACTCATGATAGTCGATCCATTACGAGCAACTGTTAAAGGATAAGGCCCAAAAGTCCCGATACTGTCCATCACCTGAACCGTTGCGCCTGTTGCTGGAGTTGCAGGCAACGTTAATGTCCAAGATCCTGCGCTTGTGTTAGCCAAAATGTTGTCGCCAGATACGGCTGTGTAGTTAGTAGTCTTCGCGCTAAAACTGCTACCACCTGATGGGGTTTGGAATGTAGGCGCTACTCCAGCGCCGTTTGATGTCAAAATCTGACCCGCCGTTCCTACAGCAGTTGTTGCTGGAGCGGCTCCTGCACCACCACCATAAACGATACCGTATTGCGTCAGTGCGGCAGATGATGCCCATGTGGTTCCGCTTGAAAAGTAAGGCACACCACCACTTGTACCAGCAATAGTCAAAGCCAAAGTTCCAGAAGTAGTAACAGGAGAGCCAGCAACTGAAACTATGCCACCAGTAAATGTCTGGCCTACAGAAGTCACTGTGCCACCAGTGCCAGTTGCGGAAATTGTGATTGCTCCACTGCCGTTGGTGATAGTCACACCAGTTCCAGCCGTCAGTGTTGTTTTTGTTAAGGTGTTGCCAGTTGAGTTACCAATCAATAGTTGACCATCTGTGTAAGTAATTTCACCTGTACCGCCATTTGCAACAGGTAATGTTCCGCTTACGTGCGTAGTCAAACCAATTTTTCCGTAGCTTGGCGCAGCACCCACGCCACCAGAAATTAAAGCATTTCCTGTAGCAATATCAGATAAAAACGCAGAGACATTAGTAGCGCTTTGATAAACAAGATCACCAACCGCGCCGCCAATCAAATTACCGGCAGAGGTTACAGATGGTACAGAAGCCCAGTCAATTGTTGTTCCGTTCCACGTCAACACATAGTTGGTAATTGTTGGGGCGGGGGCAAAACTTGTAGCGCCAACTCCTGTTTGGAATGCAATACGGTTTGCCGCACCTCCTGCCAGATTAGTCGATGTTGTTGCATTAGTTGCATTAGTAGCGTTGGTAGCGTTGACAGCCGTGCCTACAGACAATGTGCTTTGAGCTACATATTGTGGAGCGGATGCACCAGCAGTCAAAACAAAACCAGCCGTACCAAGACTTAAAAATGTAGTTGTACTTGCAGCCGATTGATATGGAACCGATCCTGTAGCTCCACCGGCTAAGTTAGTAGCTGTACCAATTACTACTGAAGAAGGTGCAGTCCACTGAGGCGCTGTTCCACTAGAAGTCAATACAAAAGTGCTAGCGCCAATTGCTAGTTTAGTAAAGGCTGTACCAGAAGCATAGTACGTCAGATCACCCGCCGTATACGCTGTCTGGCCTGTGCCACCTTTATCGGTTAATAGTGTTCCAGTCACGCCCGTAGTTAAAGGCAAACCGGTAGCATTAGTCAACGTAGCAAAAGACGGCACACCCAGATTAGGCGTAACTAGTGTTGGCGTGTTTGCAAATACTAAAGCGCCAGAGCCAGTCTCATCTGTTACCGCAGCCGCAAGATTTGCGCTGCTTGGTGTTCCAAGGAATGTAGCTACACCCGTACCCAAGCTGGAAATGCCCGTACCGCCTGAAGCTGGTAGCAAGGGAGTGCCAAGCGTTAGAGACGGAGCATAGTTAAACGCAACACCTACATCAGTACCGTTGTTGTAAAGCCAAGCTTTACTGCCATTAGGAACGCTTACGCCCGTCTGACCGCTAACTTTAACAGTGACAGCAAACCCGCCAACAGAGTTGTTAAAGACAAGGTACGGTTTCTGTACAGCAGGGACATTAACTGTTCCCGCAGCAGTTAGCGTAGCCGTAATGTTTAAACAAAACGCGCGGGCTACTTGATATGCGTTGCTGTCTGTCAGTGTGTATGTAGCTATGTTAGCCGCAAAGTCGGCGGTAACTAACGTTGCTGTACCCACAATGGCTTGCTCTAAGCCAGATTGTGTAGCAGTTGAACTACCCAAGTTAACATTGGTGGTCGCGCCCCAAATACCAGACTGTGCGCCGGTGGGGATAAGTTCAAGCTTCAGGTTGGTGGTATACGTGCTTGCCATTGGTCTACCTTTAGTTTGAACTGCGTATTAACGCCGCCGTAGCAGTGTTAGCAGGCATTGTGATTGTAAATGTGACGGTAGATGTTTTGTCAGACCCAAAGTCTAAAACAGCTATGGATTTATTGCCTTGGCTAGAGTTATAGATTAACGCACATCTAGCCGTAATTGCGGCAGTCCACGATATATTTGGAAAGCCCACATAGGCTGTGTATCCAGAAGACGATACCGTAATAGGCGTTAGTATTGCCCCGCCATTAACGTAAGTACCTGTGTTGGCTACTTCGTTCGTAGCTGAATACGCCGTTGTTGTTTCATTTAAATCAGCAGAAGCCGTGTACAGGGCAATCTTGATAACGTCCGTTGTCAAGTCATGTATGCCTTGATAAAGCTCTGCTTTAAAGCTTGTGGTTTGGGTCTGAACAATGCTCATTGCGGCGTGACCCGTGCTTCTTTACGATATGTGTCTGTCTGCTGTTTACCATCACCCAAGTTCTTCAAGAGTGCCAGCGCTTCCATGTATTTTTGGTTATACAGCGTTATCATGTCAGCCTCACCTTTCATGTAGGTGATAGCTTCAACCAATGTCCCGTACAACAGCACAGAGCTAAAATGGTCGCCCAGCCACGTGCTTGTTGCAGTAACAATAGTTTCTGGCATGGCAAAATAACTTAAGTCTGTTACCAGCGCGGCACTAGGAGTAGGCCCCAAAATAAACTGCAACCGCGTCACAGGTGATGAGGGGCCGTTAAGTGCGTAGTATTGCGGCGTTCCTGTTGAAGCGGGGTTGGGGAACGCCTCTTGCATAAACGAGGGGTCTTTATTAAGCAAGTAGATATAGTTCCCGCTCGCATCAACCACAGCAAACGAATACACAGACAGCAAGTCAGTTGGTGCATTAAACGTCTGCACGCTTGGTGTTAAAGCCGTGGACGATGTCTTACGTAAATTGGCCAACGACACTGAGTTATAGATGCGTTGCTCCGCCTGCTGAATCATGGTATTCATGTCAGTAGTGTCGAAGGTGTTCTGCGTGTAATCGCTTACCGCAGTCACCAATTGAGCGTAAGTCAACGAACCTAGTGTTGCCATATAAAACCTTAAGCCATTGGCCCACGAGCTGTAATGCCCTTGGTCGCCGCGCCGTTACCACGGGTGACAATACCGGATGTCTTAGTGGTTTCGTTACCAGCAGCCTTGCTGATGTTACCAATAGACATGTTGATAGTATCGGCCTTACTGCGGTTAGGGGGAGAACCGGGGTTCGTAGACGCAACAACAGGCGCACCACTCATGGTGTGGGGCTTGGCGTATGCAGAAGCAGGTAGATTGTTAATCTTGGCCATGTTATTTCCCCTGATTTTTAACTTTGGCCATACCGCGACCATACTGCATCATCATCTCATTGGTCTTACCGCCCTTGGCAAGCTTTGTAGGCGTTTTGCCGGGGTGCATGTTCTTCTCGTGCTTACCAATGGCGGACTTCACCATCTTCTTGTCTTGTGTCATGTCTTTCATAACTAACTCCTAAGTAACTGTTACTGTAACTGTACCAACAAACGTCGTTGCCACCAAGTAATTCTGTGTCAAAGCAACATCAAAATTACTGGCCCCACCCACAGGGTTCCAACCCCACTGAATATCCCGCGAACCGCCAGTCAAACTACCACCAGCGTTAACACCTGCCGTAACGTACGTTGTGTCCTTGCGAGGATCGCGCACTGCTTGTGGATCGTCCACTGGGTACATACCCAACTGCAACTGCGGCTGATCTGGATCCCAACACACTGGGCACACCATCAAAT